TCAATGCGGATCCAATCTCCCGAACGGAGTTCGCGCACAACATTCCGTCAGTCTAATGGCTGATACTTTTAATTTTGTAGGAGATACAAATGGCTAATATCGATAAGGCCTTCGGGCTACGTCCTATTGGTAATCTTTCCGCTACTGGTGCTCAGAAACAGTACGGATATCAGATTGCTGATGATCAAGCGGGTACAATTTTCCAAGGCGACTTGGTTGTTCTTACAGGTGGATTTATTTCAAGGTTTTTACCGGCTTCACACACTGCTGCGGTAGGCGTGTTTAACGGTTGCAGCTACATTGATCCCACTACAGGTAAGCCCACGTTTAAGAACTACTATCCCGGTTCTGTCAACGTTGCATCAGGTCAAGTTATTAATGCTGATGTTCTTGACGATCCCAACCAGTTGTTCTTAGTTCAGTGTGATGAAGGCTTTGTGGCGGCTGACGTTGGCAAAAATGCCGATGTTGTTGGCACAGGTGGCAGCACAACTACTGGTATTTCTACCATGGAGTTGGACTCAAGCACGTTGGCAAATTCAGCAGCATTGAACTTGAAGGTTGTTGGCTTGTACAACGACGTCAACAATGAGTTCGGCACAAATGCCGTGGTGGTAGTTAAGATCAACGAACACGTGTACGGTAGTACAGGTGTTGCTGGTCAATAAGGAGATAAATCATGGCAATTACCCGTTCCCAACTTGTTAAAGAACTAGAGCCCGGCCTTAACGCTTTATTCGGTCTCGAATACAAGCGTTATGAAAATGAGCATGAGCAGATTTTCTCTATCGAGACATCTGACCGTGCTTTTGAAGAAGAGGTCATGTTGACTGGCTTCGCTTCTGCTCCGGTGAAGTCCGAGGGTGCAGGCATGGCATACGACACCGCTTTGGAGTCGTTCACTGCTCGCTACACCCACGAAACCATCGCTATGGCGTTTGCGTTGACTGAAGAAGCCGTTGAGGACAACCTCTACGACCGTCTTTCTGTTCGCTACACTAAGGCGCTGGCTCGTTCCATGTCCAACACTAAGCAAGTAAAAGCTGCTTCTGTGCTGAACAATGGATTTACTGGTGGTCAGTTTGCTGGCGGCGACGGCGTGGCTTTGATGTCCATTGCCCACCCAACTGCATTGGGCCCTGACTTTGCTAACCGTCCAGTTGTTGCTGCTGACTTGAACGAGACTTCTCTCGAACAAGGCATTATCGACATCGCCTCGTTTACGGATGAGCGCGGCTTGAAGGTTGCATTGACTGCTCGTAAGTTGATCGTTCCTAAAGAGTTGCAGTTCACTGCAGAGCGCTTGATGAAAACTGTTCAACGCACTGGCACTGCTGACAACGATATCAACGCGATCAAGTCCATGGGCTTGATTCCTGAAGGATACTCTGTCAACCATTACTTGACAGACACAGATGCCTTCTTCTTGTTGACTGACGCACCTAACGGCTTGAAGATGTTCAACCGTTCACCTATCAAAACCGCTTTTGAAGGCGATTTTGAGACAGGTAACGTTCGTTACAAGGCCCGTGAGCGCTATAGCTTTGGCTTCAGCGATCCACGCGGTATCTACGGTTCTCCCGGCGCTGCATAAGCGTTTGGAAAATATGAAAAAGGGGGCTTGCGCCCCCTTTTCTTTTGGTGTATATTTCTTTCACCCCGGGCTTATCCGGTGCATCAAACAGTCCCGGCTGACGACATACAGATTGATGCACTACAACTTGTATGTAAGGAAAAATCATGGCACGTACTACTTTTTCGGGCCCAGTCCGGGCTGGCTATCAAGGCGGCAGCGCAGGCTCACAACAGCCACTCACTCCCACAACTATTAATACCGGTGAGGTTATTGAAGTAAATCAAGGCACCGGCGCTTATGGTTTTTATTCTAGAGTTGAGCCCACTGTAGGGTTTGGTTCTAGCGCGTATGTAACGCCCGGTGAAGCTTATGGCATGTTTGGCCGTACTCAGTCCGGCGCTCCTTTTGCAACAGTCCCTTCAACCAACTTTAACCACATGGCTGGCGTTGTTGGCAACTTTGCGGTAATTGGCACTTACTCTAACAACGGCTTGATGGCTGGTGTGATGGGTATTATCAACACCAACACCTTGTCTGGCGACGCGGCTGTGATGGCTTTCATGGCAGGTGATTCTGGCGTGACAACTGCCCGTGCAGCTTTTGGTGTTGCTATGGCTCAAACCACAGCCGGTTCCGGTTTTGAATTTGGTATTGACTTGAAGATGCAAGACCCTGTTCTTGATGGTGGTGGCCCTTCTAGTGTCATTCCTTACACCAAAGCCAACATCCGCATGGAAGATGATGTTGTGGTCATGGTTAACACAGGTGTTCCTATTGACGGTACAACGGGTGACAACTTTGCTGGCCCCGGCTCTATGTACATTGATAGCACCGGTGCAAACCTTTACATCCAGACCGGCTTAATTACCAGCCCAGTTTGGAAGTTAGTCACTCGCGCTTCCTAATGTTGACTCATAAAGACCCAGAAGTTCAAGCCATGCTTGGGCTTTTGGAAAGTCAAAGAGATCATGCTATGGGACTTGTGGCGGCAATGGCAAAGGAAAATGCGGAGTTAAAAGCCCGCAGGGTAGAAGCAAAAGAACCGGAGCAACAAAATGACGACTGATGTCAAACAAGCGCATATAAACACAAGCGGTTTTTTGGTGCTGGGGCGCAACCGCGTAAGAGCTTTGTCCTATGTAGGAACGGCCTCAGCGGGAACATTGGCAATGTTTGATACTGCCACTGCCCCTGTAACCTCGGGCGTCACGTACGGGCGCACGGGAACACTTGTAACAGTATCTAAGACGGCTCACGGGCTTGTCACTGGGGATGTTGTTGGAATTCACTTTGAATCGTCCCCTTCTGCAACGGATGGCAACTACGTCATTACCCGAGTGGATGCAAACAGCTTTACGCTTACTGACATTAACACTGGGTCTATCACAGGTAGCCCTGCAGCGGTGTATGTCAGCGGCGGCGGTTCGTGGCTCTTGACATATGAATCCTCGGCAACAGACATCTTTAACAATGCTCCTGAAATCCCAGAAGACGGAGTGCTGGCCCTTAGGGGTGTTTATGCGTACATGGATAACATAACTGTCGCTAACATTTATTATGGCTAAAAAGGGCCCTTCTCTCTCTGTTGGTCGGGGCGAGAAGCTACCGATCTCTAAGGGTGCGGGTCTGACTGCCAAGGGCCGGGCTAAATACAATGCTGCTACAGGCAGTAATTTAAAAGCTCCCCAGCCTAAAGGTGGTCCACGAAAAGATTCTTTCTGTGCTCGTATGTCCGGGATGCCCGGTCCTATGAAGGATGAGAAGGGTAAACCTACACGCAAGGCGGCAGCCTTGGCAAGATGGAAGTGCTAAATGGAAGTCAATACAGTCTGGTTAGCAATCCTGTCTGCTGCCTTTGGCGGATTGTGGTTTTTTATTCGCGAGAAATTTGACGAGCTCAAACGAATTGACATTTTGTTGAATAAGACTCGTGAAGAGATTGCCCGTGATTACACGACCAATGCAGAGGTGCAGAGAATTACCGATCACATTGATCAGAGGTTTAATCGGCTTGAAGAGAAGATTGATCAGCTTATTCGGGCAGGAAAATAATGTATTTAACAAGCAACATTCCGTATTTTAAATGTTGGGTAAGAAAAGAATTTACAAATGGCCATCAGAAGTATCAAGGTGAGTACCTTCATGCGTTGGCTGTAGCGGTAACAACCATCCCTGATAGGAGCTTGAGTTTTCAAGTTATTTTCACGGGATGTGAGGCAGATGATGGTAGTCAGGAAAATGTGCATGGTGGGGCAATGTGGGCACGGATGCCCCTTGCGGCTTTAGTTGGAGACATTCCTTTAGAGGTATGGCCAGAACGTATGTTGAATCACTTATCGCAGCCTTGGGACTGCAATTCATACAATCACTCCATCATCAGTTTGGAGCGGGCAAAGCCTTCTCCTTGGATGTGCAAAATTAACAATGAATTTTTTACCGGTAGGTACTTGTTCACGGTAGACTATGCAGAAAGCGACGTATCTGAGGATCCATCGCAGCACAAACAGAGTCATGTGTTGATACTGACTGATGCGGGCAAATGGACAGGGAATATTGTGGCGCTGCCTAACAACAGGGTCCGTGTAACGAGTCCCGCTTATTGGGTTACAGGACAGGGAGCGCCTGATTTCAGGCCTAACCAATGGATTCATTGTGCAGAGCAAGATGACTCGTACATGGATGCGGAAGAAACTTTTAACAACCTCTATCAGGAGAAAAAAGATGATGAAATCTAAAATGATGGCCAGCGGTGGCATGATGAAATCTAAGATGGGTGCCAGCGGCGGCATGAAGAAAAAAGGCTATGCTGCAGGCGGCGTTGCCGACATGGCCGGCCCACAGGGCAAGACCATGAGTCAGCCTGTTAAGAAGACAGTGTCTGGTGAAACTGTTTCTGTGCGCGGCGTAGGTGCAGCCCGTGCTCAAAAAGCAACCATCTATTAAAAAATGACTACCTCTGGCGTCTCTTCCTACAACCCGGACTTCGATGAGATCATCACCGAAGCGTATGAACGCTGCGGCTTGCAGGTTCGGGATGGGTACGACGTTTTAACTGCACGTCGCTCATTGAACTTGATGTTTGCTGAGTGGGCTAATCGCGGATTAAATCTGTATACGATTGAGCAGCGGCAGGTGGTCTTAGTTGCTAATACGTTTGAGTACACGTTGCCGGATGACACAGTAGATGTGTTGTCTGCGGTAATACGTACTAATTCTGGTCAATCTGATCAACAAGATATTACGATTGATCGGATTGGCAGTGCAGAGTATTTGCACACACCAAATAAATACACTCCTTCTCGTCCTGCACAGTTTTATGTGCAGCGCACGGTGCCGGCAAAGCTGTTTCTGTATCCCGCGCCCGATGCAACGCAGCAGTACATCTTTCGCTACTATGGCATTCGCCGTATACAAGAAACCGGTGCAGTTACCAATACAGCGGACATTTCTTTCCGCTTTCTGCCTTGTTTGACTGCAGGTTTGGCATACTATTTGGCTGTTAAAAAAGCGCCAGATCGTATTGCTATGCTCAAGCAGTTTTATGAGGAAGAGTTTGCTCGGGCAGCGGCAGAGGACAGAGAACGGTCTAGTTATTTTGCAGTACCTACGTACACGGAGAGTTACTGATGGCTGGTTACACTTCTGGCAAATTTGGTCTTGCTCTGTGTGATCAGTGTGGTCAGCAGTTCAAGCTAAATCAGCTTAAAAAAGAGTGGACAGGGTTTAAGGTCTGCGATGAGTGCTATGAGCCTAAACATCCGCAGCTTGAGCCCAAGCGCACGTTAAACGAGCCTCAGGCGTTGTTGGAGCCGCGTCCCGAGGGGCGACTAGGCGTTAACGTTTATGTAGGGAACACGGGAGATACTTCTTTTGCAAGTATTGGCATGCGGCCCATGCCTCCTGCAAGAAATTTAGTAGCAGGCGCTATGCTTGGAACAGTTACGACGAGCATCACATGAACTATTCTGAATTAAGCGCGTCTATCCAAGCGTATACCGAAAATACCGATACATCTTTTGTAGCGCAGATTCCTGTTTTTGTAAAACAAGCAGAACAACGAATCAACAACAGTGTTCAAGTTGCTAATCTGCGCCAAAACGTAACAGGATTTATGACCCCGGGCAACAAGTATGTAGATTGTCCATCAGATTTTCTTTCTACTTATTCTTTAGCCGTGTACGCTGTAGCAACACCAACTGCAACAGGAACGGCGGCAGCTTTTACCGTTGTAGTGTCCAGTGCCACGGATATTGTGGCGGGAATGTATGTTTCTGGGACAGGGATTGCAGTGGGTGCGGTGGTTTCTACGATTGTAGGAACTACAGTTACGCTTACAATTGCTAATACGGCAACTGTATCTGGCACTTTGACGTTTCAGGGTGATTACACTTATTTGCTTAATCGAGACGTTAACTTTATTCGAGAAGCATATCCAAACCCTTTGCAACGGGCTAAACCAAAACACTATGCTATTTTTGGGCCTAATAGTGGCAATGACAACGAGCTAGTGTTCATAGTAGGGCCAACTCCTAATGCTGCCTATGGAATGGAACTGCACTATTATTATTACCCTGAGTCTATTGTTACAGCGGGTACTTCATGGCTTGGCGACAACTTTGATACGGTGCTTTTGTATGGCTCGCTGGTTGAGGCGTACACCTACATGAAGGGTGAGGCCGACATGATGGCGTTGTACGACGGAAAATACAAAGAAGCGTTAGGGTTGTTGAAGAATTTGGGCGATGCCAAACAACGTGGCGATGCTTATCAGGATGGTCAAGTTCGCTTGCCAGTGAGGTAATCAATGATCACAGCAGGATTGACCAACAGTTTTAAACAACAGCTTTTGCTGGCTGTGCATGATTTTAGTGTGGATACAATAAAAATTGCGTTGTATACGTCTGCTGCTTCGCTAGATGAAACCACCACTGTATACACCACCTCCAATGAAACATCTGGAACGGCCTATACAGCAGGCGGAGAGATTCTTACAGGGGTTACGGTAACCCTGACGGGAAACGTTGCGTATGTGTCTTTTAGCAATCCAACGTGGAATGGTTCATCCTTTACAACACGGGGGGCACTACTTTATAATTTCTCTAAAAGTAATAAATCAATAGGGGTGCTGAACTTTGGGGTAGATCAAACCACAGTAAACCAGCAATTTCAAATTCAATTCCCGCCTAACAATGCGGATAACGCGCTTATACGAATTAATTAAAGGAGTCATCATGACTATTGAAAAAACCAAAGCCACTGACGTAGTTTCTAGCGGTTTAACTTGTAATACCAAAGCCGGTGAGGGCGCAAAGGCAACCGGCCTATTTGAAATTAAATGCCATGACAAAGACGGCAACTTGAAGTGGGAAGCACAGTCTAAGAATCTTGTAGTCAACGTTGGCCTCCAGTATATGGCTGGCAGTGCTTTGACTTCAGTGAGCCAGATTACCACTTGGTATCTTGGTTTGTACGGCGCTGGCGCTTCTAATACACCTGCGGCTGGCGACACAATGGCTTCCCATGCTGGTTGGACAGAAGTTACTGCATACAGCAACGCTAACCGCGTGACTGCTACTTTTGTAACAGCTACAACCGCTAATCCATCCGTGGTAACTAACTCAGCTTCTCCTGCTGTGTTTAACATCAACGGCACAGCGACTGTGGGCGGAGCGTTTTTAACAAGCGAAAACACTAAGGGCGGCACAACAGGAACACTGTTCTCTGCTGCTGACTTTGGCTCACCCGGCGACCGTTCTGTGGTGAACAGCGATACCTTGTCTGTAACTTACACATTCAGCTTGGCGGCTTAATATGGCTGGGTGGGGTGACGGCGCATGGGGTGACAGCGGTTGGGGTGGCTTTGTCGCCTACGACAGCACCATAGCCGAAACCTCCACTGGAGCAGACGCAGTTGTTTCTGCATTAAGTGTAACCTCCTCGGTTAGCGAGACAGCTACAGGATTAGATGCCGCTAATTCATTACTTACATTGAGTTCCTCGGTTACTGAAAGTGCAACGGGAACAGACGCTATAACGGG